ACTATTTACAATACTGCAGGCGATAGCGTAACCAAAACGCTAAACACTATTGTTGTCGATTCTCCTTCACCCGGATTCACACGTTTAAACTTTGCAGGCACATGGGCAAATGACTATTCAGCTGCAGCGGGTGGATACTTTGTGCAGTCAATAGGTGGTGATTATTACCTTGACTTATTCGAAAACGAAAGCATATCTCAGAACTGGAAGTTTCAGGACTTGTCAAACTTCACAGCGCAAGGTGCATTCAGTCGTGAATTTCGTATACCGATGTCCGATAATAACATCAAAGCTATCGGTCCGTTATTCGATACTAATTCCGAACAGGGCGAACAGAACTACTTTTTTTACAAACTGCCTGCAGAGATTCGTGTAGATACGCTGCCGATTGCTAGTGGTTACTTGCGTGTGCGCAAGGTGTATAAGCAAATGAATCGCATCAATGAAGTAGAGGTAGCCTTCTATGCTGAAACCCCTGACTTAGTGCGCACCATTGGCGAAAAGAAGCTAAGTGATATTGCTGCTCTTGCTGATTTGAATGAAGTGGTTAACTATGCCAACGTTACTACCGAAACAGCAGATAGGATTTGGACATTATGTGACAGAGGGCAAAGATGGAGCAATGATGGTTCAGCAAATTCACGCCCGATATTTAACGCAAGCACACCCGTTTTTCCTGCAGATTTAACGCCAGCTGTTAGTTGGTGGTATCTGCTACGCAACATAGTAACAGAAGCAGGCTTTGACCTTGTGGCATCTTCACTTGAAAATATCATTGAAGATTACTACATGCCTTTTACAAATACTCCTTTAATACAAAATACCGACATTTCAAATCAGTATTTTTTTAGGGTTTATAATAACGCTAATCAATTAATTACAACTGTTCCATCTGTATATAATGCAAACGCTGAAGCATTCGACAATAACAATAATTACGATACCACAACCGATACATATACAGTACCTATTACTGGAGAATATACATTTCGCGTTCACTTAATCATATTACCATTAACACGTTCAGAAAATATCTTTTCTTTTCTTTATATCAATGGAGTACAGCAATTTTTACAAACAAATACTTTAGGGTCTAGTCCTGACAATCAGGTTATTGATTTTTTAGTTACTAGAACCTTGAGTGTAGGTGATACAGTACAATATAGAATAAGTGAACAAAATATAGTAGGGTCACCTGTAATAGCAGCAAGCACAGGTGGAAATGATGAAAGCAGGTTTGAACTTGTAAGTGTTAATCTTTTTTATAACGCTACAATTAACTATTCCGCTAATGCTCCTGATATGCGACAGATTGATTTTGTCAATGACGTAATCAAGATGCACAACTGCGCTATCGTACCAAGTCGCATCGTACCTAATCGCATTGCAATCGTGCCACAAAACAATTACATCGGTACAGGCGATGTTGTAGATTGGACAAGCAAGCTTGATATATCAAAAGATGTTGTAATAAGTAGTACAGTAGATATTCAAAAGGCAACTTTTCAGTTCACATATACTGCAGGTGAAGACGCATATAGCAAACTTTATCGCGATGCTGGTCGTGTATACGGTGACTTCAAACAGGAAGGATATACTATTAACCCGTCAACTTCACCAAGTGATTTCGCTATAGGTGATCAAAAGATTCAACTTGTAACACGTAGCACACCTGCTGCAATTATACCCGGAACAGCTGCACCCATTCCATGCTTTTACAATGAGCAATTAGAATTTGTTGCACCCGGTCCACGTGCTTTGTTTTATGCTGGTTCATTAACTCTCAATTTATATAATGATGCAACTAGCAGTGCATCACCTGCAACAGTAATACCCATACTTAATCACTATAGCGATTCTTATCCAACACTAACTGATTTTGATTTAAACTGGGCTCCTGAAACACCACCACATGTAGTAACGGTTACATCAAATCCTTATAATAATTTATTCAATACCTATTGGCGCAATTACATGAATGAACTTTATTCTCCTGAAGGCAGAATAATGGAAGCATTTTTTGCGCTTGATTTAAAAGATATCCTAACTTTTAGCTTTGCTGATAAAATTTGGATACAAGATAGCTATTGGCGCATCCTTGAAATTAGCGATTATAAAGTAGGATTGCAGGAAAGCACAAAGGTTAAGCTTATTAAATTCTTAGATCAAATTAATGACTGCGCATCTACACCTGTAGGTGTTACCACCAATGGCGAAGTTGAATTCGAAACCGGAGGTGAATCAGTAGAGCCGACTGAAGATTGCTGCTCACGTTACGGGTATTTTTGGGATGAAGTTAATGGTGTGTGTTGGGCATTTAATAATAGCGGTCAGTTTAGAAACTCAATAGTAGCTAATACTAGTAATGTGTTGGTTAATCCTGAATTGCAATCCTTGAATGGCATTCTATTCTCGGTTTTAAATGGTGAAAAAATTGCCATTGAACAGAATAATTCAAACATGCTTGCAGTCGGTACTAACTTAGAATTGACAAAAGAGGTAGGAGGTAGCAATCTGCTTGGCAAAAACGTAACAACCAATCTACCCGGATTGCACGTGGGTGGTGGTTATCGCGATGGAAATTCAGCTAATACCGAATCAGGATGGGCGCAAACAGGAACTGTAATACTACATTACAAAGATTCTTGGGTAAATAGTCAAATTTATAATTTGCTCATTGAAGGTATAGCTAACGAATTCATTGAATTACCAGATGACACGCTGTGGAGTTGTTTAATGAATGCAACAATAATTGATACGAATACAGGTAATTATTGTATAGGTCAGTATTCATTCGGATTGCAGGTAACAGGTGGCATTGCAAACGCAACAGCAATCACAACTATCAATGAAATCAATAATACTGCATATACTTTCACTTATGATGTAGATACTACAACTAATACTGACCAACATCGCATCAATTTGCAAGTAACTGGACTTGGCGCTACAAGCATAACTTTCGTGGTTACAGCTTCAATACACTACCAACAAAACAAACTTTTATAAAATGGACTCAATCAAAAACTCAATGCGCTACATCCAGCTAGGCATCGCAACAAAGAAGGAACACAACTACTCGCTACGCAAATGGCAGCGTGTATTGTGGTATGTTACGCTGTACACATGGCGCATTTTACTCGGACTAAGTGTTATTTTTTTAATCTATAAACTCATCTACTAATGGCTGAACCTATTGTACGGACCTTTCAAATTGACACAGGATCAAGTGAACAAAAATTAAATGCACTTGGTAGTGCTATTGATAGCGCAGACAACGCTGGTAAATCTTTGAAAGCTCAGTTGCGCGAATTAAATCAACAGCTTGCTAATACTGATCCACAAACGCAAAAGTATCGTGATCTTAGTGCGGCAGCAGGGGAATTAAAGGATAAAATATCCGATGCAGCGCAGGCGGTAGGTACACAAGCAGGTGGCGCATTTGAAAAAGTTAGTGGTTCACTTGGTCTTGTGACATCGCGACTTTTATCATTAGACTTTTCAGGTGCGGCTGAAGGTGCTAAACTATTTGCTCAAAATGCAGGTGATTTAAAACTAAAGGATGTAAGCGAAGGTGTAAAAGGTTTGACTTCTACACTTGGCACGTTAGGTAAGGCATTATTGACCAATCCTATATTCTTACTTGGAACTGTTTTAGTAGGAATCATTGCAAATTTTGATGCGCTTAAAGCTTCGGGTGGTGCCTTAGGTAGTTTTTTAACAGGACTATCTGATACCGTTCAATTTCTTAAAGATAGTTTGATTACTTTATCCGATGCTTTAGGCTTTACAAATACGAAAGCAGGAGAAGAAGCAGAAAAGGCAGCGCAAAGAGCAAAAGAAGCATTAGCCGATGTAAAACAATTTGCAGATCAAATAACCACAGATGTAGAAAAGCGCAGTTCCGATATTATTAAGGCTTCAGGAGGTAATTTAAAGCAGGCACGCGAACGTTTTAAAGAATACAGTGACCAAGTAAAAGAAGCCAATCAAAGTTTAATTGACCAAGCTAATCTTATTGTTGAGCGTGGTGGTAAATTAGATGAGTATCAGCAACAACGTTTAGATGCTGCTATTAAAGAAAATGCTGCACTCGATAAGGCATTAGGTGACATTAATAAAACAATCACCGAAGCAGACCAAAAAGCGCAAGACGATGCGCAAAAACGCGAAGAAGATAGACTGCGCAGATTAGAAGCAGCAGGCCAACGTTTATTGGCTATCCGAAGTCAAATATATGAGCAAAGCCAAAAATTAAGAGCACAAATTGAAGGTGATCAAACTAAACCAGAGAGTGCGAAAAGTGGTATAAGTGATTTTGATGCTGAATTAGAAGCACAGCGAAACGCACAGGATTTCAGTATTCAGTTAATGCAGGAAGGTGTAGATAAAGAGATTGCAATGGCTGATGCGAAGTATGCAGCCATGCGCGATGCTGCCAAAGGCAACGCGGAACAACTTGCCATTATTGCTCAAATGAATGCGGATGAAGTAGAACAAATTGAAAAACGAGCGCAGCAATCAAAGTTAGATTTCGCAAAGCAAACACTTGATGGTATAGCTGCTATTACTTCAGCATTTGGCAAGAATAATGAAAAGACTGCAAAGGCAGCATTTAAGGTGCAAAAGGCAATCAGTATAGCACAGGCAACCATTAGCACTTACGAATCTGCTAACTCAATCTTTAACAGCACAGCAAAGAACCCAATCACTGTTGCCTTTCCGGGTGCGCCATTTGTAGCAGCAGGTGTTGCAGTAGCAGCTGGTCTTGCTAATGTTGCAACAATCGCATCACAACAGTTTCAAGGCAGTGGTTCAACACCGGGCAACAATAGCACTCCACCTTCATTTGGTGGGGGTGGTGGTGGTAGTCCAGAACCTGCCCAATTCAATCCATTTGCTGCGCAGTTCGTTACAAATCGCCCTGATCAATACTTACCACGTGCGTATGTGTTGGCAGGTGATGTATCAAGTCAGCAAGAAGTACGCGAAAACGTAGAAGACTTAGCACGTATAGGATAACTAAATTAAATTTGTAAAATGGATAAGAGAAAAGTAGTTAAGTGTGTAATCGACGAAGAAGGTCGTTTAGGTATTACAGCGATGGGGCTAGTAGACATGCCAGCAATCGAAGAAAATTGGATTGCATTGAGCAAGATGCAGCTTGCCAAAGTCGATGACGAACGTAGAATGCTGTATGGTCCTGCGTTAATCCCGGATAAGGAGATACTGCGCTATGACGAGAAAGGCGAACCTTACTATGTGTACTTTGAAAAGGCAACAGTGCAGGCAATCGCGCATCAATTCTTCAAAAAGAATCTGCAACATACCACTAACCTGCAACATGAAATACCAGTAACCGGTGTGACAGTTGTAGAATCATGGTTAAAGGAAGGCAAAAATGATAAGAGCATTCAACTTGGGTTGCCTGAACTGCCTGATGGTACATGGTTTATCGGAACCAAAGTTGATGAAGACCATGTTTGGAATGATGTAAAGGAAGGAAAGGTAAAAGGTTACAGCATCGAAGGCTTCTTTAACGAAGTGGGCGTAGCTATGAGTGGGGTTAAAAACTACGAAGCAGAATTGGTTTTGGAACTAGACCAAATACTTGCAGGTTTGGGAAAATGATATATATTTGCCGAACGTTGGTTATATAAACGTCATAAGAGATTTAGGTTTTAGATTAAAAAGATAGGGGCAAACGAGCCCCTTCTTTTTTTTACAGCATGCAGGCACGCGAATATTCCGCTACTGTCATCTTGCTTGCTTTCGCGTTTTTCATCACAGCCTTGTACTGCTTTTCAGTTAGACGTACTGAAATTTTCTTTGTCATGAATTCAGGGTTTGCTTTCATAATATGGGCATTTATTTATACTGCTAAGATAAGACATGTGGCTACATGTAACAAAACGCTGTTTTTGCTACTATACCCAAATATCCAAACATGTCGAATATTAAAGAACAAATCAAATCCGTATTCAATAAGTACGGCATTGATCCTTCAACAGTGGGTATCAAGTTCGAAGAAGAAGCTGCTGCAACAGAAGTAAAGTTTGCAGTAGAAGGTACTTTGAATGATGGTACTAAAATCTATTCTACCGCTGATGAGTGGACAGTAGGTGTGGACATCTTTACTCAAGATGCTGAAGGTAACCCAGTGCCCGTACCTGCAGGCGAGTACCTGCTTGAAGACGGTGTGACCAAAGTAGTCGTAGGCGAAGATGGTCTTATTGCCGAAATCGAACGCGAAGAACAATCAACTGAAATGAGCAGCGAAGACTTAGTTGCTGTTATCGGTAACTTGTCGGAGCGCATTGCTGCACTTGAAGTTGAAAAGACTGAACTAGCTGCGGCAGTAGAAACTGCTAAGAAGGATGCAGAAGCATTGAAGACTGAACTTGCTTCAGTTAAGAAAGCACCTGCTGTACCTTCTGTTAAATCACAAGAATTTAAAAAGAATGCTTCTCCGGTTGTTGCTTCGAATGGTTCATCATTCAGCGACTTCATGGAAAACATCCGTGCAAAAAAGTAATTAATCAAAGAATAAAAAAGTAAAGTAATATGCCAAATCCAGTTCTATTAAACAACACCTACTCAGGACAACTGGCAGGTGAAATTGTAGCAAAGGCTCTGCTATCTAACGTATCAACTCAATACGTTACAATGAAGCCAAACGTACCATACAAATCAGTAGTACGTAAAATTGATGACACTGTAACTTTCGCTGCAGGCACATGTGATTTCACTCCAACAGGAACAATCAACTTGAGCGAGCGTGTATTGACTTTGGAAGAATTCCAAGTTCAGCGCGAAATCTGTAAGAGAGAATTATTCACCGATTGGTCAACAGCTGATGTAATGAGCGGTCGCGTAAGCACGCAAATCCAAGACGCTATCATTGAGCGTTTGGTAAATGGTATTGCTGCTGCTAACGAATCTGTAATGTGGAATGGTGTTAATGCCACCGCTGGTCAGTACGACGGTTTCTTGACTTTGATTAAGGCAGGTGGTTCAGGTGCTGTATCTGCAGGTTCAGGCGCACTTGATGCAACAAACATCATCGCTACTATTTGGGACATCATCAACACAGCAAATTCGGCTGTTAAGGGTGCTGCTGAAAAGCCAGCTTTGTACATGGGACAGGCTGCTTGGGAAGCCTACATGCAAGCACAGATTGCTGCTGGCAACGGTTGGTACTTGACAGGTGGTCCTGAAGTTTCTAAGCGTTTCGTAGGTATGTACGAAATCTATGTATGTCCGGGTATGGCTGCTAACAACATCGTGTTTGCACAGAAGTCAAACTTGATGCTTGGTACATGGCAAGAAAACCAAATGAACGAAGTGT